AGCAGCTAGGCTTTAATGCTAGCAACTTCCTGCCGACTGTGTGGAATCTTATTCCATACTCTTTCTTAGTTGACTACTTTACCAACATTGGTAAGGTGATTGACGCCGCCTCTCTTGGGACGGTCTACCTCTCTTGGGGCTGTAAAACGGTTCGTAAGCGCTACTACTATGAACTTAGTAATGGCTATATTACGAACGTCGAAGCCCCTCCTGATGTAGTAACCTCGAGTGGTGTTACATTGTCTGGATTTGAGTCTTCCAAAACAAGCTTCACGAGAACGGCTATCTCGAATGTCAGTGTTGGTTTATCCGACATCCGTTTGAGAACGCCGGGCGTTGATTCGCCATGGAAATGGCTTAACATCGCTGCTCTTGCGACGCTTAGATCTCTGCCCTTTCAACGTTGACAATCAATGAGTAACACTCATGACTATCGCTCTCTCAACCCCCGTTACGGGCTCTGCCCAGACGGGTTTGACCTCACCGACCTACACGGTCGTTGCGGACGTTCCTCCTAATGCATATTCTAAGCAGTATGCGGTAACCGCTTTGGGCGGTACGCAGACTGGTGTGGATGTGCACGGTGCTAGTAAGCCTTTCACTATCACGTTCTCGCGGCCTGCGCAGATTCGTTCTGCTCCGTCCGTTAGTCCTGTGACTGGTGTTATGCCGAACACACCGCGGAATGTTTATTCGGTTAAGGTTCGCAAAGGGACTGTTCCCGGTGTGAACCAGAACCCTCAGGTGATGGTCCTCAGCTGTGACTTCGCAGTCCCAGCTGGTTCCGATCTTGTGGAACCGGAAGACATCCGAGCAGCCGTCAGTCTCCTTATCGGGAGTCTGACCCAGCAATCGTCTGGGCTTGGTGATACACTGATTAACGCGCTTCTTTAAGGAGCGTATATGGCAGTCCGTCATAAAAGGCGGGCTGACTTTCATCGCAAGGCCTGGTCGGTCTGGCGATGGTTAGCCTTTGTATCATTGGTTGGGATCTTCTGCTTAAGCTCGAAAGAGTCTAGGCAGGAGGTCCTTAACCTTTTATTGTTGTTTTTACAGCAGTAGCCGACTGTGCTGCAAGAGGTGGAACATGGACATATCGTCCAACGCTCTTTTCTCTTATCTGCTCGACGACCTCTACGGTCATGACCCTGTCACCCGAGATTTCGTTCTGAAATCAACGGTCTCAGATTATTGGCCTGGTGCCTCCGTCTCTGATGTCGCTCGCCTTCGTTTGGTTCGGTCCTTCTACAAAAAGCTTGTAGATGAGACGTCGCCTAACGCCGATGAGCGATGTTATGAAAAATTCATAGCGGCCAATATGCGCTGCTCTGAATGGCGGTTGACTCTGCAGGATACGAAGGACGAGGAACTTTTCGGTCTCCTTAAACAAGAGATCGATGACTTCCTCCATCCCTCGGGCGAGCCACTGGTCCGAAGCATCTTAGACGTTTGGTCTAAGGGGCGATGTGGACCTGGCGCAAGCCTGGGTGCAAACGGGGCCGACTTCTATACGAAGTTGTTCTCGTCCCGCATCACTGCAACGTCGTTCGAATTGTACCAAGAGTACCTTGAGTATATTTGCTGGTTTCCCGACTGGCGTAACGCGGAATTTGACCGCTTATCTACGTTCGGGCTGCCCAGGTATACTTGCAGTTCCTCCCTTTCATACGTACGCAAAACACGCGATATATCACGTTCTATCTGTACTGAGCCTTCGTTGAACATGTTTGCTCAACTTGGGCTTGGCGAGATTATATCTGATAGACTTCAAAGCAGATTTGGTATCTCTTTGGAGAATCAGCCTACCAGGAACGTGGAGCTTGCTCGTATTGGGAGCATTAACGGGTCGGTGGCAACACTTGACCTTGAGAGTGCTTCTGACAGTCTCGGTGTGGATTTTGCGGAGGCCGTATTTCCAGAGTGGTTCTTTGAACTACTTTGTAGGTATCGTACCCCGTTTACCCGCATCGGATCTGAAAAGCTCGAACTCTACATGGTCTCCACTATGGGGAATGGTTATACCTTTCCCCTGCAGACTATGTTGTTTTCATGTATTGTTGGTGCTGTCGCGCGGTGGCATGGCTTTAGGCTGCCTCGCGCTAATGATTCTGCTTCCTTGTGGGGCGTTTTTGGTGATGATATCATTATTCCATCTTCGATGGAATCTGATGTACGCCGATTGCTCTCCATATCGGGATTTAGAGTTAACACTACCAAGTCCTACTCTGTAGGGCCGTTCCGCGAATCCTGCGGTGGTGACTTCTATCAAGGAGTCAATGTTAGAGGAGTTTACCTCAAAACACTTTCCACCGTAGCGGCGCGGTATGTAGCTATCAATCTCTTGAACGAGTGGTCAGCCAAGACATGTATCAACCTGTCTCGGTCGGTCGGTTACCTTGTTGACTCAGTGCGGTATTTGGCAGTACCGCCCTGGGAAAACCTGGATTCCGGCATCCGCGTCCCTTTATCGTTATCTAGTGATTCGGGTGTTTCGTACAGTAAATATCGGTTTTACTACCGATGTCTACAAGTGGATATCCCGTATCTTAGCGTCGATGATAGAGACCGAATCCTCTTGCCTTCTCACGCCCGAGGTGTGAGGAAGCGAGCGAGTAACCCATCTGGATTACTTGTCTCGTTCATTGGTGGCTATGTGAGAAATAGCAGGATTCCTCTCGCCCTTAAACAAGGCGAGCGACCCCGCTATCGTACGAGGGTTAAGTGTTCACCAAATTGGTGTCACTTGCCCCAGCAGTACGGTTTGCACCGTGATGCTGCGTTTTGGGATCGGTGGGTTCGCTTCTCTGAAGCGAATCTTACCGGTGCTCACGAG